AGTTTTCTCCTTTATTTTTTAAATTCATCTGGCCATTCTTCGCCAAGTTCTTGATCTGGTACAGGATATATCAACATACAATCACCTCCTAAACTACAAAGTTTACACTTTGCTAGTATTAGATTCAACTTGATTGTATAGGTCTTCCCACATCTTAGCTCTAATCTTAGAGAAACTAAGCTCTATTTCTACCATAAGTAGCTTATTCTCAAGCTCTTCGGCTCTCTCTTTGTAAAAATCGAACATCATCGCTTGATGATATTCTTCTCCGCTGATATATTCTTGGTCGCTATAGTTCATGTAGCAATCTCATTTTTATTGGTGATTGATTTACCCCTGATCTCATCCATCAGGGGGTTTTTATTTCCGCTTCTATCTCTAGTATCCATTCGACAAGGTCTGCAACCATATCGCAGTCCTCGCCGAACATTGCGGGCTTTAGAGTCATTAGATCGTAGATCTCTACTCCGTGAATCTCTGAATAGCCTTCCAGCTGACGCTTGTACATCTCAAGAGTGCTTCTGGTGATCCTATCTTGGATCGCTTCCCATTCGTCGCCTAACTGTTGAAAGTCTTGTATTTCTCTCATTGTTTTTACTCAAATGGTCTTTCGTTTAACATCTGTTTTATACTCTTAAAAGCTTCAGGGAACTCCCATTCTAGCCTACAAAGAATATGGTTTATATCAGCCTGCATCCATCCTACAACGAAAGGATAAATATGATCAGGATTTGAATCTAAAGTTTTGATTATATTATCTCTAATACGATCAACGTAATCTTTTACTATCTGTGCGTTGGACATCTTAGCTCTCCTTTCCTCCTTGGATATAACACCATAAGATGTCATCTCTGAATTTCTCATAAATATCTATGTAAGCTCCAGCCAAGAATATGCCTTCTGGTTCAGATCTCACTCTGGCCACAAAGTATTTAAATTTATCGTTTCTAGATGTATCGTTCCACAATACATATTCGCCTTCTTCAGGCAGTTCATTGTTTATTACACTTCTCCATTTCACGGAATGACCTCCTTTTTGGTTATGGCTTAACTATAACATTATCACAACCTTTTATACAACAGAAATAGCAGAAGATTTTTCTTCCCAGTACTTAATTGCTGCTTCCATGCACTTGTCGAGCACTTTTTGGTCGAACTGGAATGTGTGAACTATGGGCTCTAGCGGGTCGTAAATTAGCTTATTCTGTCCGTTCTTTCCGTATTTTACACGCTTTCTATGTCGCAAATTTACCCAAAGCATGTCCTCAGATATGCTATAGCCGTTTACTTTGAGTAGGTATAAGTAAAAATGGGCCTGCATGTTCCACTGCTCTTGATGCGCATTTGCAGAGCATTTCCAGTCTATAAGCCTGTCTGAGCCGTATCCTTGAAGTAAACCGTCACATTCGCCTGTGATCATGAGATCATCGCAATAAAGCCTAGGAACCTGCCTGATTAACATCGGCTGATCTGGAGCGAACTTAAGCATCTTGTAGCTATCGAAATAGGCTTGCGCCCTATCGCTTTCTATGACTACGAACTCACTTGCGCAGTCTTGAACTATAGCCTTGTGGACATTTGTGCCGATCTTGGCCTTTTCTTCTAAGATGATTGGATCTACGTCTGTATAGGGGAATAAGCGGCTTAAGATCTCTGATACGCGAACATGTTTCATATTTTTCTCCTTGGTTGATTGATATTGCTTGACTATAACATTGTGATAAGGTTATAGTCAATAGCAAAAAGGGGTGATCATGCAGCTTAAAGAATATCTACAGGCCAATAACATCGACATGATGGAATTTTCAAGAAAAACTGGCTTTTCTTACATGAGCATTTATAATTGGTGCCATTGGCGTCATGTGCCCTTATATGCCTATCAGCTGATTATTGCCAGGGAAACCAAGGGCAAAGTTACACAAGAAGATTGGAAAAAAGTAAAAATTACAAGGAGAAACAATGAAAAAGATGATGATATCAATAAAAGAAGCCTCAAAACAAATGCAGTGCACAGTGCAAAACGCGTACGATCTGGTGCGTCGGCTCAGCCTCAAGGCAAAAAAAGTGGAAGGTAAACTCTATACATGCCAAGAGTGGATCGATGAGTACTACGACGATTACCGCTCAAAACAGCTCCACAGCACATTCAACGGGCGTAGAGTCTTCGATCACTCACGCGGAGAGTATAGCATCCTTGATGCAGCTAAAATTTTGGATATGAACTTTAAAAACATTGAATACTACGTACGTACAGGCAAGCTTAAAAGTATTCGTAAGGGCTGTTATGTTGTCATTATGAAGGAAGAACTTGATAGGTTTGCAGCTGAGGAGATGGAGATTATTGCAGAAAATGCTTGATGAAATGCCAGCAAAGGAATATATAACATGCCAACAGAGCGTTGGCATGTACATTTTTGAGATACACTCTACACCCAGGCCTCAGAGGCAAACTCAGCAGGGATTGAGCTTTACAGGAAAGAAAGTATTTTATGACCCATCGAAGCTTAACAAGAAAAGCATACAATGGCAGATCATGCCGCATGCGCCCAAAGAGCCTCTTTTGGGTAGCATAGAGATGCACCTCACCTTCTACCTCCCTATCCCTAAACAAATTAGAGGCATAGAGCGTACACAAATGGAGACTAATACGATAAAGCACTTTATCCGGCCTGATCTCGATAACTTAGCTTACCTCGTGACTAATGCCCTCAAAGGCATCGTTTATCGAGATGATAGCCAAATCGTCAAGATGGTTCTCGAAAAAATGTATGGCACGCAGCCTAAGACTGTAATCAAGGTGTTTGAAGTATGAAAGTAATATTTGAGAAAGATGAAGACGAGGACTTTTTAGAGATAATCCTCACAGAAGAGGACCTGCGTGACATAAATTTGCACGATGCGCTTGACGTAGATATACCATCAGGTATAAAAAAGAGCAGAAACTTAAACGTATGTGTGAGGAAGAAAGATGCCACTTAAAAAAGGTACATCAAAGAAAACGGTCTCTGAGAATATCAGAACTGAAATTGAAGCCGGAAAGCCACAAAAACAGGCTGTTGCAATAGCATTACATACAGCCCACCCAAAAGGTGGCAAAAAAAAGAAGAAGTAGTAGCCATGAGCGAATTTATAGTCAAAACAGCCGCCACTTGGCGATCTTGCTCAGAAGAGCTACCCGAGATAGGCAAGACAGTGGAAGTCCTCGCCACGATGATTACAAAGGCCTCATTAGTAGGCACAGATCCTAAGCAAATGTGGAACCAGGACGAAGAGATGGCAGAAGCGAACGTAGAAGTGAAATTATGGAGATACTTAGATGAACCTCAGGGATAGCTACGAGTCATGGCGTAAAGACCATGTGACACAGATATTTGACACAGAAGGCGATGAGGACTTTGCTCGCGCTTACTTTGGCGCAACCCTTGGCGAATTTATTCGCAAGATCATGCAAGAGCTTATGGACATGCAACGAAGGCTCGATGAGCTCGAAGAATCAGAAGAAGAATAAACCTTAGCCGCTAAAGGGAGGGCCTCCTAAATCGCTCCTCATTTCATGCCTTTAGCGGCTCTTTTTTTACTTATGCTTTCGAGCTTTGCCTTGCAGACAATCAATGAAATTGCGTGTCTCTAGACTGTGTTTTCGTACATGAGGGATTAGCTTTTCTTTTTCCACCTTTTCTTCATATAGCTCGGCTCTTAGCCTGTGCTCGCATTCATCACGCTTTGCCTTCTTATCGATCGCAGTATCACGCTCTTTCCTAAATTGCTCTATCGCTTCTTGCCAGTCTTCTTTCATAAACTTTAGTCCTTGTTTTGATTAATTTTAGCACACAGTTCCATCAGGATATATATACCTAACAGTATAACTATAGGCGCCATACTCTAAATCTAACTTCTCTGCACGAGTTCTCGCCCTCTTTCGGCATTTATATGGCTTGCCTACATTTTGCTTCGTTCTTGTGTTGTATATTTGGTATCTCATTTTCTTGCTCCTTTATATTTCAAAATTCTTGATTTAAGATCTTGTGGACAAAACGATTTCATATCCTGTTAGGATGTTTTTCACGGAATCATAGCGTTTATCGAACCGTGGAACAGCACCATTAAGCATGTACAATGCATGGTCTTTTAGGATTTGTTGTGCTTGGGCCTTAGTATTGCTTTTGCCAATCACTTGATCGTTCGCCAGAACTGTATATTTCATTTTCTTTATCCTTATTGGTTAATTATCAATCGCTACTCAACCTGCTCGTTTTGGTGGACGAGTCACCAGGGAGCTGCTTTTGATACACAACATTATGCCAAGGTTATATATTTAACGCAAGCCCTTTTCCGAAAATAAGTGACTTTAGTCGATAAATACTGTAGATTAAGACTTTACGAGAGGTAATTTATGGCAGCGCCAAAAGGTAATCAATACGCGAAAGGGAAAGCGACTGGGCGACCTAAAATATGGACAGATGAAGCTATTGAAGAAGAAGCTAATGCGTTGCTAGAATTCATTGCCAACGATGAGGGATTGTATATAAATTCTTTTTGCAGAAAGAGAAGAATTGACCCCGATAGACTGCCAGAATGGGCTCGTTCAAATGAAGTTTTTGCCGGTGCTTTTAAAGAAGCGAAGGCTTGGCAAGAGGAGAAATTTATGCAAAAAGCTCTCACACGAGAGTGGGAAAGTGGCTTTGCAAGATATGCAATGGCAAGGACTTGCGGCGAGAAATGGAAGGCGTCTTGGGACAAAGATGACAAGGAAACAAAATCCTCAGATCTACTTGAGTTTTTAGCTCAATTGATGCTACAAGCTAAAGCAAAGGGTAAATCCGATGCTGACGCAAAGCCATAAAGACTTATTAACCGATATCTTCACCGATGAATGGACTAGGCTCAACACGATATACTATATCGTGGACAAAAAGGGCGATCGTCAGATATTCAACGCAAACTGGGCTCAAAAAGAGCTCTACGATAATCTACACAATCTCAACATAGTATTAAAAGCACGGCAACTTGGTATCTCTACATTTATAGGGTTGTACTTACTAGACAAGTGCCTGTTTAACGACAACGTATCAGCCGGTATCATATGCGATAGCCGAGAGAATGCTAAGCAGTTCTTTAAGCGCATCAAGTATGCTTATGATAACTTGCCAGGCTTTCTCAAGGAGCTACGTTCTGCTACGGTAGACTCGGCTCAGGAGCTTGTATTTAGCAATGGATCATCTATACGCGTTGGCACTTCGATGCGTGGATCTACGCTCAACTACTTGCATATATCAGAGTTTGGCAAGATCTGCGCTCACTATCCTGAAAAAGCACGCGAGATTATCACAGGTAGTTTGAACACATTAGCAGCTGGTCAGTTCTGTTGCATCGAATCTACTGCTGAGGGACAGGATGGTGATTTCTACGATATGTGCAAGACAGCACAAAGCCTACAGCAGCAAGGGAAAAAGCTAACTAAGCTAGATTATAAGTTTCATTTTTTTCCGTGGCATAGAGAGCCTCTGTATACGCTTAATGAGCATGTTGGCATAGATGATTCAATGGCTAAATACTTCGAGAGCTTAGCATCTTTAGGCATCAAAGTTAGTTTACAGCAAAAGCAATGGTATGTAGCTACGGAAAAGACTCAGCAAGACGACATGAAACGTGAGTATCCATCTACTCCTGATGAGTCATTCCAAGCAGCTACAGACGGCGCTTATTATCACAAACAACTAGCGTTAGCAAGGATGCAGGGACGGTTAAGCAATGTGTTCTATAATGAAGGCTTGCCAGTGCATACAGCCTGGGATCTGGGCTACTCAGATGACACGGTAATTTGGTTCTTTCAGATGGAGGGCCAAGAGATACATATATTTGATTACATTGAGGGGTCTGGTGAACCTCTTCCCTATTATCTCAAGCTACTGAAGGCTAAAAATTATATCTATGGCACTCACTTGGTGCCTCACGATGCTAACACAACAGAATATGGCTCAGGGTTTACAAGGATAGAAACAGCACGTAAGGCTGGGTTCAACTTCACGCTTACGACAGACGTTGGTATAGATGATGGCATCAACGCCACGAGATTACTGTTTATTCGCTTCTGGTTTGACGAAACTAAGTGCGCCAAGGGCATACATCACCTCGACAATTATAAGCGGATGTGGAACACAGCGCATGGCTGTTGGTCATCTAGGCCAAATCACAATGAGCATTCCCACGCGGCAGATGCCCTACGATATCTTGCAGTGGGCATGGATAAAATTGGCTTACGACTTATTTCGGACACAGAAGTAGAACAATTGATGGACAAATACCAACCGAGGTTCACTTGAAGGGCCGGTGGATACAAATAGCTTGCTATAATCTTATGACAATGTTATAGTGTGGCAAAAAGAGCAACCGCATGATTAGAACAATAATTTCACTTTTAGCGTTAATCATAAGCCTGATAAGTCTTTGTCAATCATGCAATAATTCGCGAGAGCTTGAGGACTTAGACAATATTTTATTTGGCATGTGGGTGGATAGGCGTTAATATGTTTAAAGAGGGCTTATGAATGTCTTAATAATATCACGAGGTATGTATGACAAAAACAGTACTGACACCGCCAAGTCTTAGACCTAAGACATTCTGGCAAGAGTGGCCAATGCCTAGCACTATTATTACGCAAACTCCTCCTAATCAGTACTTTCCGCAGGGGCCTATAGGAAGATGACACCTCACGACGTTGAACTAAAGCAATTCAACAACATCATGAATAGGTTAGAGCTTATCGAGCTTAACCTTTTCCGTGTGATGGATGATGCTAGCTACAAAGATATCCCGAAGAACATGCAGGATTCAATTTATGTTAGCATAGTATTCCTCAAGGATGCTAAAGATAAGTTAATGAAATACGGAGAGAGGCAATGACCAAGACAGTATCAGTCCAAAAGCACATACCAATAGCACCATTTTGGTTTGAGAACGTGCAAGTTATGTGGTGCAAAGCCCCTGGCCCACAATGGCCTAGGCATTTCTATGGGCCGAGATCATGAAAGGCTTTGCTTATCTAAAAGACGGCAAGATGAAAAATGTTAACGTGTTGTACAAAACAAACGTCACGACCGAGGAAAAGAGCTATGGGGGATAAAAGATGGGACTGACTAGGATACAGACCTGCATTTTTGAAATAGATAATTTAAAGGCTCTTGTCGTCCATGAGAATGAGATACATATTTATTTACATCCAGACACGCGAATTCATATAGGTTTTAGTACGTGTGAAGTTGCCAAAAGTGTGTATGATGAATTTTGGACTGAATGGAGAAAAAGATATGAAAAAGTGTGATTGCTGTAAAGCGGATGGGGAACTCTTTGAAAAGTATAGACATAATTTCTGTGGACGATGCGATGCTAGCTTTTCAGCTGTAATGGATGCTATAGGGTATGCTTTAGGGCGTGCGTATGAGGATAATAAAAACTCTGATATGCCATTACGTTTTTCAGACAGTCATCATATATCTATAGTTAAACATAGATTGTGGCCCAAATTATCAAAAGAAGATAAATACACGGCGGAGCATGTATATGATATATATAATATTATGGTGAAAGTATGACAAAAACTAACTACATACCGAGACCGCCAGCCCCATGGATACATGCAAGGCCTGTTCCTTGGTGGCCGAATCAGAGGCAGATATTCTACCCATATTGCAGCCTTGTAATGCGCTGTGGGGGCATATGATCGGCGTAGATACAGCAGATCTGATCGGTATAATGATCTTTGTGGGGGTATTGTGGATAGTTTTCAGATAAACCTAATATTTGGGGTTATAACCTCCCTGGCTATATCCTTTGCGTTAATCGTACTATGGTATATTATCCGAGACAAGGACTAGGAGGTGCCTATGACGCTAAGTCTGGTTGATAAAGTTGAAGCGAGAAGCTCTGTAGAGCTCGAAAACTCATGCAACTGCAATGAGTGCTGCCCGAGGACTTGTTGTTTTCCTTGGAGGGTACGTAAAGTTGAGCACAAGCATGCTGAAAGGCAGCCTGAGATAATAGAGATCACGCCGACGGCCATAAAGGTGCACAGCGCCTCTGAGCCTACTCTAACAGCCTCTGGAGCGTGGGAAATCGAAATAGACGGCAAGAAGCATAGCCTTTCCGAAAACGCTATAGGAGAGGCTATAAAAGCAGAACATGGTATACCAAAATGACTGTCTGGACGATTGAACCATATTCCTGTGGTAATCCTAATTGGTATGGATATTTAATAACTTGTTTTGATAGAGAAGAAGAATTTAATAAAATGTTAGGTTTCTATAAAGGACAATTGATAGATGAATTTTTACAGTTTTGTAACACAATCGATACGATAAATCTTGATCACTATCAATTTATTATAAAACATCCAGCATCATGTAAACATACTTTATGTCTTAAATGGCATGTGAGGGAAGATGACTGACTTAACTATCACAATGATCGCCAGCACGATAGGCACTATGATAGGCATGCTGATAGTGAGTTATATTTTGATAAACGCTAATAAGAGAGATAATTGATGCCAAAAACAGTAAGCATACCAAAGCCACTCATAAGTAACCGTGGAAGCGTTCCGTGGCAGTTTCCTAACCAATTTGGTGGGCCTCAGCAGATACCTCAAGGCAATTTTAACCAGAACAATGCACCCACTAAAACTTGGCCAAGCCCATGACAAAACGTGAGCGCCTAGAAGACTTAGGCAGGCTTTCCGTTCTGCTAAAGGATGTATTAGACCATAGCATCTTTGAAAACACAGACTCTAAGCATGGTTTCGAGCCATGGAAGAAGTTTGTCCATGACAAAATTGAATATGGTGAAATACATGGACTTGAGGGGATATTCACTGACATTCGATGCCTGCGAGACCGATTAGAAGAATGCCTTAATATTGCTTATGGAGACGATGAGGAATGACGGGATGGGCATACCTTGATCGAACGAACAGAAGAATGGTAACGGTTCCCGCTCGTTATCCTGAAGACATCAATGACTATAGGGATATTGAGAAATTCAATGCTTATATCAGAAAACATCCTGATGAAAAAGAATTTCTTGTTGATAAGCACCAGCTAGATAAGCGCATATTTCGAGAACAATGTACTAGGAATGATGCTAGAAAATTAGGCGGAATGAAATTTCTTGATACCAAACCATGTGAAGATGAGTCGTGGGCAGAACACTTAAAAACTAAGGTACACAATGATACTTAAGAGTTTGTTAATTATTGGCACATGCCTAGGGCTGGCAAGTTGCACTCCCTGGGAGAGAGAAGTAGCCGAAGAAGTATTATATGAAGCCTCAGTAGCTGAGCAGGCAGTAGAGGCCGATCTGAAAGGCACAGTCTACGTACCACAGTATGGTCCCACAGCTCCTACAAGGACACCAGCACCTGCAATAGACGACAGGACAGGCCCAGCACAACCTAAGATGCAATCTGCAATGGACGCAGCTCAGGATGCGTCATTGGTGATCATCTATGCAAGTGAGAAGAGCCAAGGACGAAAGAAGTATTGGCCAAGAGGATTTTACATTTAAAAGGAAATATATGGATAAGAAATTAGAAAAGAGTGAAAAAGCAATTGAATCTAAGACTAAGAAAGAGTTTAAAGGCCTCCTAAAAGAGGATAAGAAGCTCGATGCCAAGCGTGACAGGCTGGAAACAGCGGTGCACAAGCAAAAAAATAAATAAGTTTGTAAGCAAGCCGGTACCACCGGTAGGCGCAGGAGTGCGCTGGTCGTTATAACAGTACTTAAAGTTGTAATTTTTCATGCAATCCTTGGTTTTAAGACGACCCAAAAGATAACGGCTTACTTTTGCTTGACATAGAGATAGAAACTGGCAATGAGTTAAGTGACTAAAGATTAACTTCGACTGATTTTCCCTGCTGTGATACACTCAAATTTTACTTGAGGCAATCTATGTCAAGTCCTATGTCTGCTTATTCAGATGATGCGCAACAATTTCTTCGTGAATATAAGACTAAATCCAAGTCACAGTCACTCGAAGACCATCAAGATATCATAAAGGAGTTCGGTGAAAACTATGAAAGAGCCTATCAGCAACTTAATACATACTATGCCGAAGCCTATCGTGACCTCAGTTATAGCCTCGGCAATCAATGGTCTCTCGAAGAGATCTCTTACCTCAATAATCAACGCCGTTCTAGCTTCACGTATAATATGGTTAGACGCCTCGTCAACCTTATAGAGGGCATACAGCGAGAGAATCGCCTAGCAACAAAGATAAGCCCGATAGAGGACGCCTCAGAGCCTACTGCAGAGATTATGACGGATGTAATGCAGTACATAATGACCTCGGGGGCTGGCTATGACAAGTTATCACAGGCCTTTAGGGACTCACTCGTCACAGGAATCTCTTGGATATGCCCATATCTTGACTATAGAGGAGACCCCGTCAATGGAGATGTTAAATTCAACATCACGAACTGGAATGACAGCATCTGGGATCCTTTTTTCTTCGAGAAGGACATGTCGGACTGTTCCTTTTGGGCTAGACGTAAGTACCTCGATAGGACGACCGTCATTTCTTTGCTGCCTGATCAGGAAGATCGCATAAATAGCCTTCCTTACGGCAATAGAGACGATAAATTTACGTACATGAGCTTTGCCAGAAACTGGGGCATGCAAAAGCTGTTAAACTACACCGAATACTGGCGTAGAAAATGGGAGATTAGAGATGTTCTGGTCGACATGGAGTCTGGAGAGACTACAGAATGGAAAGGGCCAAGAGAGCGACTACGCTTCCTACAGGCAATACATCCTAATCTCCAAATTATCCGTAAGCCTGTCAGGACTGTTGAGCTGGGTATTATCGTAGAAGGAGAATTACTTTATTATGGAAAAGATCCTTGGGGTCTCGATGATTATCCTTGCGTGCCTATATTCGGTGGCGATTACGCTCCTAGTTACGACCTATATACTTGGAAACTGCAAGGGATCGTACGTTATATCCGAGATCCTCAAACTGAGCTTAATAAGCGCATTTCTCGCCATGTTGATTTATTGGACTCTCAATTAAACTCCGGTTGGATAGCGAAAACTGGCGCAGTAACCAATACCTCATCCCTATTCAAGTCGGGCAATGGACAGGTGGTGTTCATTCGCCCTGACGCGAATATGGAAGATGTTCAGAGGATTATGCCTCCAGATATCCCACAAGGACAAATGCTACTTACGGAGATGTTCAATGAGATTATCCCGAATATTCTGGGTATTAATCCCGAAATGCTCGGGATGCCCGAGAATGAGAAAATTGAAACCGCTGCCATCCTCGCCAAAATGCGACAGGCTGCAGGTCTTATCTCCCTTCGCGGGGTTTTTGATAACCTTGCTGAAAGTCAAAGGATACTCGGCCAAAAGGTTATGAAGCTAATGCAGGTGAACTATAGCCCTGAGAAGATACGCTTAATCACTAAGAAAGAGCCTACACCTGAATTCTACAGCCAATCCTTCTCAAGATACGATGTGGTTGTAGAAGAAGGCCTCCTGACCAATACTCAGAAGCAGACAGAGTTCATGCAGCTTACTACGCTAAAACAGATGGGCATGCCTATACCTGATAGTCTCATCATCGAGAAATCAAGCCTACATTGCCGTCCTGAGCTTACTGAGATCCTTGATGCACAGGCTAAACAAGAGCAAGAGGCTATTCAACGCCAGATGGATATCCAAGATCAGCAAATGCAGGTCACAACGGAAGGCATTGAGGCAAAAGCACAAAGCGATCAGGCTCTTGCTGCTGAGAGATTGAACAAGATACACTTAGATGAGGCTATAAGCCAAGAGCGGAAGCAGAGGGCGGAAGAAGAGTCCACAGCGCAGCTTCTGAACATGGCTAAGGTTCTCAAAGAGCTTGAAGGTATGGATATGGGAGCTATTCAAGCTAAAGTTGAGATGCTACGTCATCTTCATGACATTGAGCAGGGGCATCATGAACGTGAGATTGATCATCATGGTGTACGTCAGCGTGATAGGGAGTTGGATTTACAACAGCAGCAGATGATGCAGCCTCAACCTAATGCGGCAGTATAAGTTCACTGATGATATTGGCCAGCACTATAGCTAGCGTTAGTAGTAAGAAGTATTCTAGGGTCATGATTCATCCTTTGGAGGCTCAGGCATAATTAATTCAGAATAAGTATTTGTTAATGGATTTAAGTCTTTATATAAGGCTTTCTGAAAACGTCTATCTGCTGACTTGAGTGTGCAGTATTTTTTTAGTTTTATAGGAACTTCAGGTAAAGTCATCCAATATAAAACCTCTTTATGTTTAAAATCTGCCCAATATGACTCTAAACTGTCATTATTTATATAGACATAAACCCAAGATTCTCTCCTAGAAGCCCTTACATCATCGTCTTCTATCATCCATGCATCATTACCCCAAAGATAACCTGTTGTAATTCCACATGTACTTGTAAATAATAAAACCAAAGTCTGTTCATTGGGCAATTTGTCGTCTATATTAATCCATTCCTTATCTGCATCTTGAATGTCTTCTTGATCTTCATGTTTTATAGAATATTGCCTTTTAAATCCTTTCAAAAGAGAATTTCCGATTTCCTCACGTATATTTTTGACAAGATCCATAGTTGTATCAGGCGGCTGCGGCAACTCAGCCCAGTGGGTGATAGTATCTAGATATATACGAATTATATCACAGTAATTTTCAAAAAAATCACCATTCCACCAAGAAATAAAAGTTCGGTATTTTGTAGGGACATCGAATTCTTCAATAGATACCCAAATAAGATAGTCTCCACATTCTTTAGGTAATTTTTCCTTAACGCTAATCCATTCAGTCATGGGTCAATAAATCTCCAATGAGTAGTTTCAAAACCATGCATTTCCATATTGCAACAGGTGCAAATCGTGGGTTTAAAATATTCTTCATTGGTGAATTCTTTTTCATTTTTCCTGACTCTCCATCTTTCACCAACCCAGTAATTAGGAAAATCTTTATGTTTGCAAAGTACTTCTGTATCAAAAGGAGGCTTTTCTTGTGTTATATTAATCCATTCAGTCATTAAGTCCTCTACAACTTTATCCCAACATTATATATGCCGATCGCTTTTACTACAACCCATATTTCCTTTTCCTTGATATATAATGGAAATTAGGCTTTACTAGTGTAATATATAAAATCTAACCTAGGGGGTATCATGCGCAGTTTTCCAAACACAGGCGTTCCAAAACCAGGTCAACCACAACAACCAAAACCTAAAGGCGCTCCAGGCGCACCACGAGGCCGTT